ATGGTCGACGCCAAACCGCGAAAGCCATGGCCGGTTTGCTCACCTTCAAAGCCCAGTATCTTGAGTGCCTTGTTTATGGTCTCGGAGCTTATGGGCGTGTTTGCCGGATCTCGTACCGGCGTGGCTACCGTGGCGGCTGGGTCATACCTGACCGGTGACGGGGCAGGTGCATTGGTCTCCCGTACGCCGGCCGAGGTATTAGCGGATATTGGCGCACCGCCCACCACGTTGAACCTGACGGCCGGTAATGGTCTTACGGGAGGGGGAACCCTCGCTGCGAATCGATCTTTTGCGCTCGGAGTGCCTAGCACCATCACAACCAGCACAACTAACGCCGTGCAGGCGTCCAGTCATACGCACGCGTTGGTCCTCCCTGAGGCAGCAGAGTCGTCGGCCGGTATCCTCAAGCTGGCTACCCTAGCGCAAGCGCAAGCGCTTCTTGATGACTCCGCATCGCTGACGCCGAAAAAGCTTGCAGATGCATTCAAAGGTGGCTCTCTTTCACTTGGCGTCAACGGCTTCCGCCGCGATCCCGGTGGCTTGATTATTCAATGGATGACGGCGCCACAAACCGTCAACTCATCGGTCACAGCTACCTTTCCCTTCGCATTTCCGAACGCTTGCTTGAAGGTAGTCGTGTGCGAATCAAATTCGGCTGAATGGTTCACTAACAACCTCACCGTGTACGGGCTGTTCTCTCCGACCAAAACAGGGGTCGGGATTACCGGCTATCGATGGAATGGAACGGGCTTCGTAGCCTACACCGGCGCGATTGCGAATGTGATTGCAATTGGATACTGAAAGGATCTGATATGGAAATTCTCTACAGCGCCGCTTCTAAGGGCTTCTATTCCCGTGAGATCCACGGCGACAGTATGCCGAGCGACTGCGTGCCTCTTGAAGGCGGCGTCCAAGAACACCAGCAGCTGCTTGAGGGGCAAGCGCAGGGAATGTTTATTGTGGCGAGCGAAGATGGGTATCCGAAGTTGGCTGAACCGCCGCCAGAGACCGCAGAGTCGGTACGAGCTCAAACACTCGCCGAACGTGACTTCCGCTTGTCTCAAGCTGCAATTCGAATCGCACCCCTGCAAGATGCGGTGGACATTGATATTTCGACGGAAGAGGACAAGGCGCGGCTGCTTTCCTGGAAGAGGTACCGCGTTGCGCTTAACCGTATTGAGGAAGGCGAAGGTTTCCCGCTTTCGGTAGATTGGCCGGCACCCCCTCTGTGAATAATCATCAGACAACCGTCGTGACGGATTTCGTCAGAGGTCGGCGCTCGACGCCATTTGCAAGTGCTCCGCCAAGCCGTTGGAAGGGGCGTTCGATCACATGGTAGGAGACGAAGGACGCTGCAAACAATGCGACCACCATAAGCGTGGTGAACCCACCGTAAGCTTGCACGGAGGCGTAGGTCTCAGATGTCAGCGTCTTTGAATAGACCTCAATCCACGACGCGACGGGAAGGTAAAGCAGGTAGATGGAATACGTGTAGTCACCCAACCATGCCACGCGCCGTGGAATGCGATCTTCGAAGAGCATGATGGACGCCATCAGAAGTGCGGCGGGGATCCCCCAAGCAATAAAACGGGGAATTGGCATTCCAAGGGCATATACGAGAATTTCCATCCGAGGTACTGATGCGCCGGGGTCGCGGGGCCAGTCAGTGCCATGCGCTACCAGCATGAACAAGATGGCGCTCGAAATAAGCAACGGCACCCGCATGCTCTGGAGCTTTGACCAAGTCTCCTTGTGGACGAATAGGGCCCCAAGTAGGATTCCCAAGGAAAACTCTACGATGATCGACCCGATGAAGTAAGTCGTGCCGCCCAGCAGCAGAGACACTACGCCGAGACAGGCCACCAGAATCGCAGCGCCCTTCATCTTCCATGGGAACAGCAATGCAACGGTCGCCAAAAGGTAGAAATACACCTCGAAATTTAGTGTCCACCCGGCAGAAATTGGGGGGTCCCTAAACCCGATTTCTTGATAGATGGGCAGGAAGAGTAGCGGGCGCAGATAGTTGAGCACCGGCACTTGCCAATAGCTCATATAGAGCACCGTGGCGGCTATGTAGAGCGGCCAAATCCGAAATATTCGACGTGTCAAGAACGATGCGGCGGTGCGAATGCCTGGGGCCTTGTTGATAGTCGTCACATACATCAAGAATCCGCTGATGCAGAAAAATATATCTACGCCGATTGCGCCGCACATGAGGGCGTCACGCCCACAGTTAAGGGGGTTCAGCGTGGGAAGCGCCCATTTCGGGATGTGGGCTCCAAATACAAGGAGCGCTGCAACGACGCGCAAAAGCTGGACGCTGTTTAGCATTTTGAATGGATGAATGTGAGTTGCGGGGATGTTAGCCGAAAGTACCTTTAATTTTTATGCCCGCCGAAGCGGGCTTTTTTGTCTAAAGGGGACTCCATTGAACATCCAAGATTTCGACGCATTTGTGGCCAAGTTCGTCGGCGCGCTTGATGTTGAGCCGTGTGGACGTGTCGTTACGAGATCCTGTGTGAGGTTGACGCGGGCAAAAGGGAAATAGCTTCGGACGAAGCCGCGATTGCGGAGTTACAAGAATTTCAAACCTTGGATTGAGGTGGCCGCCCAGCGGCCAAAGGGCATCAATCGGCACTCTGGCTGATGGCCGATTCAACAGGTAAAGAGTGCGCACGTAGCGCTGACGTCAAACCTATTTTGTCCGCCAGGGCTTGGTTAACCTTCCTCGGCATGTTACGACGAAGGTGATCCGCATCCCGATAGATGTAGGTGCTATCCACGTATGCTTCGCAGTTGCTCTCGCTGCATAAGCCGTCGGTCGGGACTACAACCTGGAACTGTGGCGCTTGCAGTCCAGCCTCTCGAAGCGCTTCAGCCATGGGAAGCTGAAACTTGGCGAGCTGCGCTTTCGTGACCTGCTCGCTACCGCCCTCACACTTTCTTCGGAGCAGAGTTGTTGCCTGCGAAAGTACACAGGGCGTCGGGTCGCGCTCGAAGGTGGGAATATCGGAGATAACGATCGTTCGAACGTTCAGCTTCTGAAGTTCTGAAGTAAGGGAGTGCAGCTCTGTCGTGATCAACTGGGCGCCTCTTTTAAATGACCTGTCCCGGGCGTCAGCATCACCACCGATCAGGCCTTTCGTAACCTCCGCAAGGTCACTCGACTCTTGATACACGGAGTAGCCCATCATGGGCCACAGGCCAGCGATCACGACAGTTTTTACGTCGGGGTTAGTTTCGAGGAATGTGAACAACTCCCGCCTGGAGTCGTAGCAGCGCCTGCTGAATTCCGAGTCATAGTGACGTAGACCGCCGGGACCCGGCTGGAATATTGGCGGGCATGAGCCCACCGCTGCTATCGCGGCCCCAGCTTTTCGGCCTGCCTCATGGAGAAGGGGCATCATATGCTGTGCATGGCTGTCGCCGATCACGACCGCTTTCTGAGTGGAAGTCGACCAAGGCGCGCCTACACTGCAAAAGTACATTCCGTTCAGCGAAAGGTTGTCGGGGCAGTCCCACTGCCACATCACTTCCTTACTCTGCATGGCGGCATATTCCGCAGGAATTCGATGTGGGGCGCCGCCAGATGCTGCGATAAGCCAAGCGGGTATCGCTGTAATCAGCATCGCTATAAGGCCGCCTGTGATTGCTGCCTTGTTCGTGATGCGGATGTGGCGAGTAGGTGTTTCTACCCAGCGCCAGGATGCCCAACCAGACAGAATGGAGAGGGCGCCAATTAGGAATTGCTCGGACGTAGACAAAGGCGCGCCAGACGAGTAATGGCGCCAGTAGACTATCAACGGCCAGTGCCATAGGTAAAGGGAGTACGAAATTTTCCCGATCTGCACCACGGGCCTACAGCTGAGAACTCTATTTACCAGGTTTTCGCGACCGCAGAACGCGAGGACGAGCGCGCTTCCGATGACAGCCGGAACCGCCCCGGCCCCGGGGAAGGTGCCTTTCGCATGTGTGGAGAGTAGCGAGTACAAGATAAGACCCAGTCCGACAATGGGTGCAGTTTGGGCGCACCAGGTAGGGGCTCGAGCTCGCCATGTTGGCATATAGGCAAGCAGAGATCCTATGCCCAACTCCCACGCGCGGTAGTGCATCAAATAGAAGGCGGACTTTTGGTCTATGCCAACTTTCCACGCGCTGGCGATAAACGTCAAGATGACCATCAGCGCGAGTAGAGTGCCCGCAAAATTTCTAATCTTGGTTCGGGACATCGCCACCAATAGGATGGGCAGGACGATGTAAAACTGCTCTTCAACCCCCAAAGACCAGGTGTGCAGCAGCGGAAGCGTTTCCGAGGCGTTGTCGAAATAACCCGTGTTCAGAAAGAAGAAAATGTTCGATATGGAGGCGGCAGCAGCAATTGCGCTGCGCCCCTGAGCTGCATAGTCCCCTGGTGCGAGGATGAAATACCCAACTGCGGACGTGGCTAACAGAACAATTATTAGAGCGGGGAAGATGCGCCGAATCCGCCGAGCATAGAAATCGGAAAAAGAGAAAATTCCTCTTTCGACATCATTGCGAATGATCGTTGTGATCAAAAATCCAGAGATCACAAAGAAGACGTCTACACCGGTGAATCCCCCCGGCATCCATGTCACGCCGAGGTGATACAGCAAAACAGCCGTGACCGAAAGAGCGCGAAGACCATCAATCTCTGGTCGATACTTCATTTCCATGTTCAGCCCGTATTTATTGTTTGCGCGACGACGCTTGCGTGGGAGCTCGCTTCTATATGGACGCGGATTTTACTTCAGCAATTTTCCAGCCCGCCTCGGCGGGCTTTTTTTTCGTCTATAGGGGACGCGATTGAACATCCAAGATTTCGACGCCTTTGCGGCCAAGTTCGCCGGCGTGCTGGGCGCCGCGGTATCCATGCGCTACCTGCAAGGTTCCTGGCCAGCACGCGTGAGCATGGCCGTCAGTGGGTCGCTGGTCGCCTATTACGCCTCTCCTTACCTGTCGCTGGTGCTGGGTATCCCCGAGGGGCTGGCCGGGTTCTTGATGGGCATGTTCGGCATGGCCATCGTCTCGCGCGCATGGGAGGCGGTGCAGGCCGTGCCTATTCCCGCGCTCTGGCAGGCCGTCATCGACCGCGTGCGCGGCAAAGGGGCATGACATGGACAGCACCATTTATCTGACGTTGTGGGCAGTGCTGGCATTCATCTGCTGGCTTGTGGTCGCCGGCGGCGCCGTGCTGGCGGTGTTCTCTAAGTCGATCAAAGACACGACGCTGGAGCGTGTCGGCCTGGCAGCCGTATGTCTTACCGCAACCGGTGCGGCATGCCGCATCTTCGTGGCCGGCTGGGCCAGCGCTGGCGATGCCACGCTCGCCGCTTCGGCTGCCTTCTATGTGGCCGCCGTGACGGCGAAGCACATCAGGACACCGAAACAATGAATCTCTCCGCGATCATCAAGACGGGTATCGAACCGGCGCTGGCGCTGCTGCCGGCCGCCATGGACACGCCGACGGCGCGCGTCATGCTGCTAGCAATCGGTCTGCAGGAAAGCCGTTTTGTGCATCGGCGCCAGATTGGCGGCCCTGCGCGCGGCTTCTGGCAGTTTGAGAAGGGTACGCGCGCCAGCCGCGGCGGTGTGTGGGGCGTGTGCCTGCACGCGGCGAGCAAGGACCACCTGGCGGCATTGTGTAAGGCCCGCAGCGTGACATTCGACCCTGACGCGATTTACGCCGCGTTGGAATACGACGACGTGCTGGCGGCTGGCGTCGCGCGGCTGCTGCTGTGGACCGATCCCAAGGGGCTGCCCGCGATCGGGGATGCTGACGCAGCCTGGGCGCTGTATCTGCGGACCTGGCGCCCGGGCAAGCCTCACCCGCGGACGTGGCCGGCCCTACACGCACAAGCCATGGCCGAGGTGGCCCGATGAACGCGCTACCCAACCCGGCCAGCCTGGCCGGATGGAAGGGCTACGCGGCGGTCGCCGTGGCGGCTGCAGTGCTCGCCTGGACCACGGGGTGGACGGCGCAGGGATGGCGCGCCGACGCGAAGACAGCAAGGGTCGAGGCCGAACGATCCGCGGAACGAGAAGCCCAAACGCTGGCCGCTATTGCCGCCGTTGAGGCGGCGAGAGAAGAAGGAAGGCGGCGTACGGCCGCCGTGGAGAGAGCTCGTGATGAAGCAACGAAACAAGCCGCGGTCGCGGCCGCTGATGCTGCTGGTGCTCGTGCTGAGCGTGACGGGCTGCGTGCCCGCGCAAACACGTTGGCTCGCGCCGCAGTTGCCAGAGATCCCGCCGCTGCCGACGGAAGCCCGACAGGGGCCGACGCCGTCGATTTGCTCGCCCACCTGCTCGGCAGGGTTAGCGATCGAGCTGAAGAACTTGCGAGCGTTGCAGACCGTGCCCGCATCGCAGGACTGATGTGCGAGAGGGCCTATGACAGCGTGCGCGGGGCGCCGTAGCTATTTCTTAAGATGCTGCTTTACTGCCTCGACGGAGACGCCGACCGCCTTTACCGCCTCTTTTAATTGCAGTTCGCTCACGCCCAGTTGTTTTGTCCAGTAGCGCAGCTCGTGATCTTCGTTCACGTTGATTCGGGCACGGTCCTGGGGGCCTCGGTTCGTAAGATCGTCTGACATGCGAATCCTCCTTGTAAGAACCGGCCGAGTAGCAAGCGGTGTTCCCGCGCGTCAATCGACCGGGCGCTTGTGCGCCACTGCCACGGCGATGCAGCCATTCGGCAGGCGGTATTTGCCATCGCCAAGCCATATGACTGTTTCGCCTGTGGGGAGGGTGCAAACGTACTGGTGGACCGGCGTGGAATCAGCGCTACGTTTTATGATTAGACGCCTTTCTACTCGACAAGTTGATCGATCGGGTAGCTTGACGATGACATCGGCCAAACGGGAGCCGGAAGCCATAAATGTCCCCTCCTATAGTTCGCGCCTTCGCATCGGGATGGGTTTCATAGGCCAGCGGCCACCGGTCGTCCCCTGGCGCTTCACAGTAAGCATCGCTTTCACAGTTCGGCATATCCGCCATGGGGTTGAGTACCAACCTGGTACCAGGCCCGAGCAAGAAAAAGCGCCCCATCTCTGGGGCGCCGGTCGGATAGTTGGCCGCTTCAGGCATTCAAATTGCTGCAACGTAGTCGGTTCGGACATTGGGAGGTACGACCATGCTACGAGACGAACTACTTGCAAAAATGATTGTTCAAACTTCCCCTGGGCGCAATTTTGACGACTGGGCTGATGTACTGACAGAGTTCGCGAACTGTGTCGTCGAAGTCAGCCCGAAGCTGAGCCGGGAAGAGTGCGAACGACTGGTTGCCGTCGGGGCTTCGTTCTATCGCACGTTAGCCCGCGCCGAGGACTACCGGCGCACTTCGGCGTTGGGCGACTAAGTGGTGAGCCCGGCCCCTCTCGGCGGACGGGCGGCTCCGCACCTCTTTGCGCCAACCCGCTTCCCATGCGTCCACTTTCTCTCGCCACGCGGCGATCGACCCACCGCAGTGGCCTGGCATCTCCGAAGCGCGCAAATAAGGACAATCCAACAGGCTAAGACCCTCTCGGGCGGCTTGCGCGCCGAGCTTCTGGATGTCATCGCGGTGCATTGCAGTACCCTCCAAAAGAGATGATCGGGAGGCTAGTATGGACCACCCCAAACGGCGTTTGCAATAGTGTTGCAGCACCTTCCGTCGTAGTCCGTGCGTCAGCCTTTCTCCCACTGCATCCACCACCCTTGGTAGTAACGTCGGCCGTCGATCTCTTCGAAGCCGCAGACCATCATGCCGCGGTCGGATGCAAAGGTCAGAAGCTCGGGCTGTAGCAAGTCGGGAATCTCGCCTTTCTGCGTGGCGCCGAAGGTCTTCAGGCCGTCCATCGTCATGACGCGGATGTACCGCTTTAGGTCTTCACGCATGATCGAGTACATGCGGACCACGCCAGTGACGGATGGGGCTGGATCGTTATCGCGGCGCTTCTCGCCTAGGTGGTGTGTGCGGGTGACGGTGCAGAGCATGATTTGCTGTCAACATACTGTATGAATAAACAGTATATTCCAGCTAAATCGGGGTCACTTCATCGGGATGGCGACGAGCTTGTCAGACGGGAAGGGCTTAAGAAAGTCCCTGGTTCCCTCGGCCGGCGCGGTCAGCCAGTCGCCGTATGCCCCCTCTGGCAGGATGACGACCATGCGCTTTTCCTTGCCCGCCTGGTGGTAGTCGCGGAAGAGGGGATCATCGTCCGCGTTGATGGTCAGCATGCTGTAGCTGTTGTGCCATCCGCCGTCGACGTCTCGGTAGCGATCCCAGAGGCCGGCAATGCCCAGCGGCGCGCCGTCGGCCCGGCTGAAGCGCGTGGCCACCGCGGCGCCGGATCGCCAGTCGGGTTCAAAGATGGCGTCAGCTGGGATGATGCAGTGCTGCGCTCGGCGCCAGGCGTTGCCGAAGGTGAAGGACTTGGGCGCCGTCTCGCTGCGTGCGTTGAAGGTCGACAGCTTGCCGGCCTTGTCCAGGCCGTCCGCCTTTGTCATGGCGCTGATCAGGCCCCAGCGGCCGACGACCGCCTCGCGCTCGGGCACAGCTTCGTCGCCCGCGTCATGCTCGACCGGTCGGCGCACGAACACGCCTTGGTAGCGCGGCCACATGTCGTACTTGGGGATGGCTGGCCTTTCGCGCACGCCGAACTTCTTAAGCAGCAGCTCGGCGTCCTTCAAGGTCTGGTAATGGCTGCACAT